TCTCCCGTGTGGCTCTGCGACTGCGATTGCGGCAACACGGCCGAAATTCCGACCAGCCGACTCCGCGACAAACGCGAACCCACTCAAAGTTGCGGATGCTATGCCACTCAACGCCGCAAAGAGTGGGGCACGACGCATGGGAAAACCGGCACTCCTGAGTACGACATCTGGGAATCCATCGTCGGCCGATGCACAATCCCCACGGCCGGTGGCTACCACCTCTACGGTGCTCGCGGAATCACTGTCTGCGAGCGATGGAGCGGCGAATCCGGGTTTGCCAACTTCCTTGCTGACATGGGGTCGCGTCCGTCAAAAAATCACAGTGTCGATCGCCGAGACGGAACCAAGGGATACTCACCCGATAACTGCCGTTGGGCTACCCGAGCGGAGCAGGCCCGAAACAAGCGGACTAACCGACGGATCGAATTTTGTGGAGTCATGCTCGTTATGAAGGATTGGTCCAACATTACTGGCATTGCCCCAACCACCGTTCGCCACCGGCTAAATCGTGGCTGGACTCCCGACCGCATCCTTCACGACCCCCGCTATCCCGACTGGCAATCCCGTCTCTCCGCGTTCGTTGCCGAGAACCCGACCGTTTGCGTCACGGTCGGGGAGTCTCAGACAACTTAGTTATTCACACTCTGGGCCAACTGCTTGTACCACACAAACGCTCCCTCGTACCGTGGTACGACATCCGCGTGGAGCAGGGAGCGAATCTGCGTTTGATCCTGCTTGAACGAGTTGCCCGCTTGGTTGCTGACGGCGAACTCGACCGATCCGTACATCCCGACGAGCAGGTGTTCCCACTGGCCACCGAAGACTTCGGTGAGGTTGGTCGCGTTGCCCTTCGTCTGGTCGTTGCGGATGACCGCCGACTTCGTGACCTTGTAACCGGCCCATTGGTTGAGCGGTTCGCGATCGCCGAGTGCCCGCATCATGCTCGCGACGAACGCACCCGCCGCGTCGTTCACGGCCACCGCATCGGCCCGGTACGCGGTGATGTTGTTCGCCAGCGTCGGCCGGAAAATCCACCCGCTGAACTCGAAGTTGCGGTCTTCGACCAGACCGATCATGCGAGCGGCGTCTTGCGGTTGCAGGCCGTTGCCGTTCGCTCCGATCCCCTTCGGAGCCGGGGTCTGAGCCGCGTAGTCGATCAGTTGATTCGTACCCGTGTAGGAAATCAACCCCTTCGGCTGAGCCGCCGAACCCGCCCCGTACAGACCGGCGTAGTCAAGACCGAGAGCGAGCGACTTCGCCGAGTCGGTTCGGATCATCGCTTCGGCGGCGACACTGGCGTACATGAGCAGTTCGTTCGGCACCGTGACGAGCACGCCGAGTTTCTTCGCCTGCATCGCCACTTGTCCGGTGCCGGCTTGCGATTCGGTGATCTCGGTGTTTTCACCCACCCAGTACGCCGTCGTCGGCGACGTTTGGCGAGGGTAGACGATTCGCCCGTTCGCGGGGAGTGGAACCGAAGTCGCCCCGGCGTTCAGCAACGCCTCGCGGGGCCGAATCAGTTCGATCAGTTCGCCCTGAACCGGGGGAGCGACCAGCGTGCCGCCGATGTTGTCGATCAGGTACGACTGAGCGGCTTTCTTGACGACATCGCTACTGCCGTGCGAGGCCATCCAGCGGATTTCGTCGAGGTCCACACCGGACTTCGGCGTGAACATCGCCTTGAAGACCTTGTAGTCCGGCGTTTCCTTCATCGAGGCCGAGACGAACTCGTGGCCGAGAGGAACGTAGAACGACCCTGGAATCTGCCACGTCCCGGATTGCGGCAGGTCGTTGGTGTCCATCAACGCCTTGTGATACTTCTCGCAGATGTCCCGCTCGGCCTTCGCCTTGCTCCAGTCCCCCGTTCGGCACGCCCAGAGTGCCCGGCAGAGGGAGAAGGATCGCGAGTCATCCCCGATGGCCCCCTTCGTCACGGTCGGAGCACCATCCGGCACGCCACCATCGACCCTGCGGGGCTTCTTCATCGCGGCGATTTCCTTATCCTGAGCGGCGAGTTTCGCCTTCAGTTCCGCAACATCGTCAGCAGTCACACCAGCCATCTCGTCACCTCGGGTTATGAAGGGGTATTGGTCACTTTTTCGCTTTGGCGAGAGTGGCCGCGTTCTTGTTGACTTTCTCTTGGATTGCGAGGAATTCTCGCTCAAGGGCCAAATCCGCCGCCGACTTCTTTGGCGTGCCCTTCTTCACTGCCGACAGTTCGCTCATCTTGATCCGTCGTGGCGGTTTGAACCCGCTCTTGGTGATGAGCGACCCGTCGATGCCTTTCTTCAGCGGGACGATGCGAATCCCCTTCTCTTCGCCTTCGTCGTCGAACTCCTCGTCGTCAGTCACGTCTTCCGTTTCGGACTCCTCATCGACTTCGACTTCCTCGTCGTCGTCGTCCGATTCTTCTTCGATTTCGCTGTCTTCTTCGGCTTCCTCGTCGTCGTCATCGCTGCTCACGTCGGCGACAACCATGTCCCCGATGGCGGACGCCTCTTCTGCGAGCTTTTCGCATTGCTTGATGATCTTTTTGAGCTTCTTCTTGCCCTTCGTGTGCTCGCCGGATTTGAGGTCCGTCTTGGCTTGTTCAGCCATGTCGGAGGCCATTTGAGCGATGGCGTAGGCCGCTTTCGCGGTCGGCGGGGTCGCGTCCTCTTGCATTGCCATTGCATCCGCTTCCGCGACATCCGCCCCGTCCGCGATGACCGGTTCCGGTTGATTCGTGGGGTCGATCATTTCGTCGGCCATTGCTTTCTTCTCCACGGGTCGTGAAACCGGGACGGCTTTGCGTCGTTGAATTTGCGTGAACGGCGTCAGCGATTTGCGAATCACGTCCGCCAGCGGTTCCGAGCCGATCCGACCCACTTCGGCGATGCGGATGCACTTCTCGACTTCCGGGGCCAGCGTCCGGGCATTCGGGTTGATCGGCACCCAACAATGTGCCCAACCGAGACCCTTCCACTGCTTGAACTCGCGGGCTTCCCGTCCTTCAAGGACTGACTGAAAACCGCGATCGTGAACGTGTCCGGGGATCGGCTTGAATTCCATCGAGACGCCGGTCATGGCGTCGGCTTCAACCAGCCGAAACACCTGGACCGCGACTCGATCCGATTGATTGAAGTGCGATGTCCCGAGAGGCAGTTCGCCCGCCTCCTGATCGAAGACAATCGACACGTCGCCGTGACCGATGTGGGGTTCGCCGTTCTTGGCGTCCCGATCGCCGTGGTTGAAGTTGATGTAAGGTCGGTCGGTCCAGATGCCGCCGTTGGGGTGGACGATGTCGCCCGCCAAGTCTTCGCCGGGATAGGTCAAAATCGAATCGACCGTCATCAACTTGGGGTCCAGCCCCTTGCGGACGAGGGAAGAAATCGGAGAATAGACCATGCCCGATGCCATATCCCACCATCTTGCAGTCGTGAGGGGAAACGGAAATCGGGAATGTGGTTACGTCGATGGGGCGAAAAACTCATGGAGAATGGGATGAATGCTGACAACCCGATGCAACCGATCTTCATTGACAAGAACGGTACTGCCCGATTCAAGGCAAACGCTATCGTGCGGTTCTTGCTGGATTGGTCCAGTGGCCGTGGCGTCAACATGAACGATCTTGCTCTCATGAACTTCTCCGACGAGGACCGCGAGCAATTTGCCCAACTGATCGGCTACAGCGTGAGCGGGTTCGGCGAGTTGTCTTACGTCCGCGAAGAGTCGGTCGATGCAGCGGATGCGATCGTGGATGAATTGCTCGCCGCGAAAGGCGGTGCATGATGTCCGTTGAGCAAATGTGTCGAGACTTGCTGACTCAGGCGATCGCCGATGGGTTAGTCCGACCGCCGAAGCGAGAGTCATTCACGTCCGGCAATCCAGACCCGCAATCAAGAAACGCTGCCGACTTAGCTGGCATGGCGAACAAGATGACGGCGATGCTGATGGAAGCAATCCATCGCGACCGTGCCGCTCGCGAGATTCGTGCATGACTCCCGACAAGATGCGTTGGTCCATCACCACTCGCACCGTGAAAAGGCGAACCGCCATCGAGATGACCGCCGAACCGCGTCGTCTCGCCGCTGGATTCAAGGTTGGTCAACTCTTCGGCCCGGTCGATGCGAAAGGGACGAAGTGGCGGGAAGGAACGTATCTCATCCCCGTCGCCAGACTGACGGGGATCGAAGTGAAGACCGTGGACGGCGAGACAACCTATCGCGTGTGGGCGGTCCCGGTGGGCGAGTTCGCGTTGAAGCCTAAGCCAGTTGACTGTCATCGTACCGCTGAAGCGGGGTGAGCTTCCCGCGAATATCGTTCAATGCCTG